GATTCAATTGAAAGGGTTATTATAACATCTAACAATGTTATAAATACACTTATTAAGAACAAATCTGAAGATTCAATTGAAAGGGTTATTATAACATCTAACACTGTTATAAATACACTTATTAAGAACAAATCTGAAGATTCAATTGAAAGGGTTATTATAACATCTAACAATGTTATAAACATACTTTTATTGTATATGATTAGTTCGCAAATATCTTATTATTTCCCACATTGTTTTACAATCCACTTCGTTATACTCCCCTATAGATTTAATTACATTATCATTTGCGTCTTTATTTGTATCTGAATTATTTTTCATTTTGTAATATTCGATCGCATCCATCATTGCGGCCAATCCATTTTCAATACCCTTTTCATCCCAAACTGTATTTATCATACCATGTTTGTACATATTTTTTGCTACGGTTTTTAGTGAAAAACCTAAAGCGCCCTTTATCACAATCGGTTCTTCTCTAAATATTTGACACAAATCAACCCAATTAATATTTTCTATCCAATTGTTCCATAAAAAGTTATTTCGTGAATTTGCTAAATTTAATGATGTATATTCAGCATTACTCCAATGGAAAAATCGCGGCATTTTATTTTTTCTTTTATTTTTCATATTTTGAATTCTAAAATCAACAAATGTTTTCCACTCATTAATTATCCGTTTTTCTTCTTCATTGGTAATATCTGTTGTTGTAAATTGCTTAAATTTCCATTCATTATTTTCTATATATCCACATCCTATCATAAATATGATATTATTATCCGTTCTGCAATCGTATATATCAGTGGGTGCTTCTGTGAAACATCCATTTATTGTTTCAAAATCGATGTAAAAATCTAAAGAATTTTCTAGTTGCCAATTTCCATCATTATTATATATTTTTTGCGGTAATATGTTATATTTATCACTGTGATTAACCTCTAATATTTTATTCAAAACTCTTGATATTTTTGGTCCATTTACACCAATTATTTCAGCGGTGCATTTAGGATCCGTCCATTTATAAATACCATTAGCATGACCTATTGCTCTATTTTTATGTCCAACATTCCACAGTAATGTTAATTCATCGATTGATTCAGCTATATTCTTTTTAACATCAGTCCAAGGAGCATCATTTGTATTCGACATGTTTGGATATAAATATTTGTTTGATGGTTGTGGTATAAGTGTCCACTTTGAACCATTTTTCCTCACATTTCGAATCCATTGTATTCCTTGAACAGTCATATTAATATATTTATTATCCCATTTTTCATAATCGATATGACCTAATCTGTAGAAACAGTTATAACCTCTCGCTTTGTTATAGACGGATTCCTGTTCCCAGGCTCTACCTAATATATATGCTTTTGTTGGATAATATCCTTGTAGCATACCTATTGCACATGTATAAATTGCGAGTTGTCCTTTATATGCTGGTATTCTATTACTATTTCTCAATAAAGATCCATTTGAACAAAAATGTAAAGTAGACCATTTTATATCTATAATCCTATAATGATAATCATGATCAAGTAACGGTGCTTTTATATTTATTTCATCTTCTTCGAGTTCGTTTTTATCAAACAGTCGATAAAAATAATCACTTCTCAAAATCATATCTGCCATTCCCCATGTATTATTATGCTTATTTATTAGTACACCCTGAAATATTATAGGAGTTCCTTTTTTCATGTGATTAAATGTCTTGTTTGCATTATCCTCATTAAGAGAATTTTTGTCTGAGCCGATTTCTACACAGTCATTCGGAAATCTATTTTTAATGTCTTGTACAACAGCATATTCAAATTCGTGTCCATTTTTAAATAACATGTTTAGATGCTTTTTTTTCTTTTCTTGGTGATCCCATACGTGATACAAATCGAGCCAATCGATAATAGGATCATTTAACAAATAATTTTTTGGTGCTGTCGCTGATACCATATCAAGTATATTCTTTGTATTAATATCCGGATCTCTTTTATTAGTTCCATCTGCATTAATATATTTAATTAAATTACTCCACAATAATTCGTTTGTATTTAATTTATTCATTTTCACTTTTTTATTAATTTTATTTGTTGTATTTGTATTATCATCATCATTATCTATAGTTTCGGATAATTTTCTTTTTCTACTTGTATTTGTATTATTTGTATTATTTGTATTATTTGTATTATTTGTATTGTTGATGTAATTAAATTTATGTAAATTATAAAATGCTCTTGTTATTGGTCTTGTTGTTATTGTAGGTACTGCAGATTTGATGGGTTTGTGTTCAAGTTTGAAAGATTTTATTGATCTTTTAGATCTCACTAATTTTCCTATCTTCTTGAATGTCATTGATCTTGTTACACGTTTTTCAAATTCATATGGTATTGACATTTTAGGAGCAGTATTTTTAATTATTATCATATATATATCATGAGTAATTATTAATTTATGAATTTTTGTATCAATTTTTTTTATAATGACAAATATATAAACAATAATTATTCATTAATATCATAATTATGGAGAAAATAGTTACGAACAATACTAATAGTGTAAATACCACCAATACTGCAAACAACGCAAATAACCCAAATTCGGGAAACATTGTAAATATGGTAAATACGGTAAACAACAATTTGCAATTGTATGATGCAGATGTCGTCAAATATTCTGATTATTCAAATTATTCAAATTATTCAAATTATTCAAATTATTCAAATGGTTCCTCAAAAAACGTAGGCGATGTTTTACAAAAATTAAATTCTTCAGGACTTTTACCAAAAAAAATTGTGAAAAAATCTATTTTATACACTGAAACAATTGATACATATAATAAAGTTACAAAGCCATTAATTTATAAATCCGATAAAAAATGGATTCATGATATAATTGATGATTACAAGGAACATGATAAAATAGTTTTTGAAACCAACGAATTTGTTGTACTACCTGACACATCATGGACTTCTTCAGATATTGAAGATTTATATTTATTGTTAATAATTAAAAGAAAAGATCTAGCGAGCATAAGGGACTTAACGGCGGAACATATTCCATTATTAGAAAATATGTTAGAAATATCGGCAATCGAAATAGAAAAACAATATAAAATACCTGCATGTATGCTTCGTATGTATTTTCATTATAAACCATCAACATGGCACTTACATTTGCATATAAATAATATAAATTCAACAAAACACTACTCGTACGGTGTCGAACGCTGTCATTCATTGATAAATGTTATTAATAATTTAAAAATAGATACTAATTACTACAAAAAAGTTGATCTCCAAGTCGTTAAATATATTTAATTTTTTACAATATTTTCGATATATTATGATAAATATTTATAATTGATTATAGTGATTTTTCTAAATATATAATATATTTCTATTATATATCTTATATCCTATAAATATAATACACATATATAATGAGTGTAAGTTTAAATAATTACGGTGTGTCCATTATTTCACCTAATGTCAAACGTTTTATGGTTGGTAAATATAATTATTTTAGTCTACCAAATTTATCAACATATAAAATAAAACTCATCAATAATCATACAACAAGATGTGATGCATACGTTAAAATTGATGGTGAAGATGTCGGAGCTTGGCGTATAGCACCATTTGATTCAATCACAATTGAAAGACCAGCTAATATAAATAGAAAATTTGTTTTTATCAAGGAAAATTCATATATTGCAGAACATGCTGGCGTCGAAAGATATGATTCTAATAATGGTCTCATTACAGTTGTTTTTAAACCAGAATTAAAACGTTTGTGCCCTTATCAATATGGTGATGATGGTTATATCTCAACACCAACTTTTTATGATGAGTGGCGCTATGGTTCTGATCAAACATTATTTAAACCACTTTCTAATGAAGCTTTAACGGAACCACCATATTTTAATTCTACAGGTGGAAATACAAACCAATTACATATCGATAGAAATGACGGTATCCAGACTAATTTTAGTAGTGGTGCAACAATTTTAGGAGGTGCCACAGACCAAAATTTTAATATGTCCGCTAGAATATATGAATACGATACTGATAATATAACACAAATTAATGCACGCTTGATCATAGCACCAAAACCAAAAAAACAATTTCCGTATGTGAGTGTTAGAAAGGGAATGAAACAATATCCATATCATCATCGGGATTTTGAGAACAAAAACTATGTCCCAATAAATCAATTAACAGAAAGATATTATAACAGTGATAGGGCGTTGATTGAGAGACCGTATTTTACTTGAATATTTATTTTTATATTTCAATAATTATATAAATGACCAATTCATATAATTATCTAACTATAATATTCTTTGTTGTTTTTGTTATCATATCAATATTTTTTGTTGTTATACAAACAATTTCTATTAATATAGGAAACTCATTACTATATTTTCCCATAAAATCTGATAAATTAGAACTATTGCCTATTATATCAAATGGTGACAATCAATATGATGTAACTGATGGATTTATTAACACGGATGATGGGAACCAATTACATTACATATTCATTAAAAGAACTATGACATCTGACAATGTATTAAATACAAATAATCCAGATAATACAAATAAAAATGAACCAATTTTTTTATATGCACATGGTAATAGCGGCAACATATCACTGTTGTCTAATCATTCATCCGTTAAATATTTATTGAAATTCGGTTCTGTATTTTTATTTGATTATAGAGGCTACGGCAAAAGTTCAGGTGAACCATCCGAACAAGGTTTACAAAATGATATCAAAACTGTATGGAACTATTTAGTTAATAATTATGATAACGATATAATTTTATATGGCATGTCTTTAGGATGTTCATTTGTATCATGGTTAGGAGCATATCTTATTAATAATAATAATAATAATAATAATAATAATGATAATGATATGCCGAAAGGAATAATTATGCAATCAGGATTCTATGATTTCTCGACGATTGCAAAAGAAAAACTAAGATTGAGTAAAAGTTATGATTATTTGATACATTATTTAGAATATTTTCTTCCGCTTATTCCGTTTGATTTCAATAATTATAATAATGTAAAAATTATCAAGGATTATGACAAAAATTACCCTGTTATAATTCTACATAGTAAAAATGATGATGTAATATCTTATGATCATGGTGTTAAACTTGCAAATGATACGAATACTGTTCTTCTTGAAATAGAGGGTACACATGAAACTCCTATTTTTAATCTGATCACGGATGAACATATTAGTAAAATGATAAACAATAAATAGTAAGCAATAAATTAAAAAATGAGATTTTATGCGTGGTTAACACATTTTGTAAACAATGATAAAAATGGGTTAAATTCAGTTGATTCTGATACTTTTAAAATTTAACATTATCAGATGAGATGGATTCATTAATTATTATTTAGTTCGAGGTGCGCAATCAAGCAAAATATTTTTTATTTATATAAATATATATTTATATATTTAATTATACAAAATGTATAATGAACTTGAAGAAATATTAATAAACAAAAAAAATTATATTAATTTGT